TATTTATTCAGTGCAGTTTTTGCATAGTGCTCATTTGTAAACACACCGGGTAATCTAGATTTCCTTGTGATATAAACAACGATACCCATATCCGGGGTAACAACCACTCTAGGATAACCATCTTCCATTAGGGATTCTCCACAATACGATTAGAAGAAATTGAATGAGAAAAAGAGGTGTGCCGTCTACGGGCATAATCTGGTCCGAATGTTGTCGGCTTGACATTATGCCGCCGTGCCCACCGCTTAGCTAATTGTCTGAGACGTCTTACCTTCTGCGCATAGATACCCGAGGCAGTCGAGTCGCCGTTTATCTCTTCTGCCGCAATCTCAAGCACCATATTGAGCAAAAGATTATTCATGTTACGGGGCAGATTTGTCACGTCAGCGTCTGCAGAGAACTCATCCAGCGGAACGGTCTGTGCAAACATAGTAGACAGTGACGAAACAAGGTTGCTATTATACGAACTGAAAATGATGTTGGTGTCGTCCAGTGTGGTCCAGTATTGCGGATCTCTATCTGTCAGAATCCCAGACTCATGAAAGTCATTCATGAACTTGGGGGTCACATAGGACACGTCCTTATCATTGTACTTGATCCAATTGAAATTTACAACTCGCTCAGGTACTGCCATAATGTGTGCAGTTGTGGTAGTCAGCAGATTCACATATTCATACTGATGTGCCCATGGAAACTCAGACAGCAGTTCCTCATACATACGATTGATAATCTCAAGAACTTGTGCATCTTCCTCAGTCTCATTCAGTGTACTGATTGACACTAGATTCAGTGCAGATAGTACCCGTTGAACAAGTCTGAGAATAGTTAGTGTTTGTCCAGTTGCCATTTAATTATCCTAAAAATACTACAGTTAGATTGGCCTCATCAATAGTAACATTTGTATCATCTGTTTCATTTTTAACAATAAGACCTACAAGATCCCCAGCAGTAGCAGCAACTATTCCTTGCAGAGAGATTGCATAAGGTGTACCAGCAGCAGATGCCTCACCTTGCGTATGAGTAGATGGATGAGAAACATATCCGGCACCGCTATCAAGACCAATGTGAAAATGATAGACCTTTTTAGTGCCACCAGATTGTTGAAAAGTACAATTGGCCATAATCAGATATTTACCTGTCTGATTAATTACAAGATGATCTGTGTCAAATGTGACACCACTAAGATCATGCTCAAGCCAACCAGCAACAACCTGCTCATCAACATCAACTGTGTTTATTACTGTCGCAGTAGCATTGCCGGGGATGTACATTTCCCCAAACTCATGCCCTGCAATCTTATTCCATGCGCCACTGCCAGAACCGTTGGCCTGATATACAGTACGGTCCGTTGCGGCAGCTGCCCCTTTAGGTTCATGAATCTCAGGGTCCGTAATTACATTATGCTCAGGCATATCCGTGTCTCCATTCTGTCGCGCACGAAGTCACGACATGTCTCCAAATTAAAATGGGGGACTAACCAAGTCCCTGATTAGCCCCCCGGTTCATTACCGTGCGAGGAATACCAATTCAACAGCGGTCAGGCCAGAGCCAGTACCACCAGTAAAATCAACCTCAATCATGTCACCCTCCGTGACAGCTACACCAGTCGAATCCAGACTAAGATCTGCATAAGTATTCGCAGTAAGTACCGGATCTGCATCATACACCTGACTAGCAGCAGTCATAACATCTGCTTTAGTTTCGTTGGTAACGACATAGGTATAAGTCTTGGTGGCATCGGAAGTTACAGTACCTTGTACCCGTACTCGGGCAAGAATACCAGAACAGGGAGCAACAAGATAACGCTTTTCAGACGATGTATTAGCAACGAACTCAAGATTCTTGCGCAGTGCGGCGGGGCTGCCGTCTCCACGATTGGCATGCCCCACAACGTCACTGTTAATGGTTTGAATAGCCATTGTTTATTTTCCTTTTCTCTTACGCAGTGAGAACAACAACAAGAGATTCAGCGCGGAACAGACCCAGACCATACCGGGAGGTGGCATGGAAAATGTCGCGTTTCTTTTCCCAGTTACGGGATGCTTCAATCTCCGGCAGGGCGCGCATAGCACCGATCAGAGCCTCTTCCCCAAGGAAGAAGTTTCCCTTCAGCGAACCACCAGCATCATGATCCAGTGCAGTAGCTTCATCAAGCAGGTTGCTTTCAAAGAAGTCAAACCCATAGGCACGGCCAAGGAACTCGGTAGTACCGAAGCCTTCACGGATGTTGCTGTTTGCACCGTACACATCCTGACGCACAATCTGGTCAAGACCAATCAGTACACTGGATACGGTAGGATCAATGATAGCCATACGGCCTACCTTAGATACGTTGGCTTTATCCAGCGACAGTTTTGCTTGAACAATATCTGCCAGTGCAATGATGTTGGCCGATCCAGTACCAACATAGCGGTGTGCTTCACCATTGATGGTGTTGGCATCATTGGTGGTTTGTTCTTTGTGGAGCAGGAAGATATCATTTTCAAGACGCTCCATGATTGCACGAACCATTTTTTGCGGGTACTTTTGATTCAGCACACTCATGTAGAAAGTATCTTGAGCAAGTTTATCGGTGATAGCAATACCGGCTTGCACATACTTGTTAATCGTCAGGGTGAAGTCACCGATAGTCGGATCATCAACAACGATATCATCATTTTCCACATAGTCCCGAGTCAGCAAACTACCGAGAGTCGGGATATGCAGTTCATCCCCATCAGGGAAGTCTGCAACAAAATCTACAAGACGCTTACCAATAAGCATTTCTTCCAGTTCGTCACGTACTTGCTGACTCCAAATGTCAGTACGAATAAGTTTGGAAGCTGTAACACTGTCCATAAATTAATCTCCTAATTAACTAGTTATCGAACCTTGCCCCAAAAGGCACGTTCATTACGATCTCTCGCTTTGATTAATGCATCTTGAAACTGGCGACTGTTATAAAGTTCAGGATTAGACTTGCGAATTGCTCGCGCCTTTTCCCATGTCAGTTCACCAACAGATGCAACATCCACCTTTGGTGCGCTACTTTTTGCACTTGGAACGAACTCAACATCAGATCGTTTCTGAGCCTGCATAAACTTAACAAAGCCTTCCGGGTCAAGGCGGGTCATTTCATCGAGGACTCTTGCGCGGTTCGCATTATCCCCAACAAATTCAGCTACGGCAAGTTGTGCCTTATCTACTTGTCCATCATAGATAGCAGCAAGTTTACTCCATGCCTCAGCCTGATTCCGCTTATAAACCTCAGCCTGTTTTGCAGCAGATTCCTGTGCCTTCGTTTCATTCATTAGGTCTTGAACGATACTAGCAATACTATCTCTGCTGATATGGTTGTCGTCGTCAGGATCTTCCGGCTCAGGAATTACCGGACGTGCAGGATTATCAATCGTTTGAAGCCGCTCAAGAACTTTCTCCAAGGTCTCGGAGTTCTTGGTTTGTGCTTCAAATTGCTCCCGCATACGGGCGTTCTCTTCCTCAATCGTTTTGATATGCTCATCTGCATGTAGCTTACCTTTTGCAAGATCCGCAACAGATGCATACCGCTTACCTTCACCCACCAACTCACTCAAAAAATCAATTGGCTCTGTACTAGGTAGATCTTGTGGTGCGTCATTGGTGGGTTTGTTGATTTGAACACCCCCAACTTCGATTGCTTGGTCAGCCATCGACATTACTCCTCAGATAGTAGGTTAATAAGAAAGTTGATCTCATCACTGCGGCCGTCTTTATAGGCCCTACGATAAGGCCAATTCGGATTTTCATAATCCGCGGAAGTCGCCGCAGCGTCTAACTTGCGGAGATTGAGAATCTTAAGAATCGTGGCCACAATCGTATTATCGCGCGCCAGCGCAGACTTAATATCCGCAATCTCCTGATCTTCTAAATGTAATCTCGAAAAGATTACTTGAGTTGTTTTCATTACTGTGGAATCTCAACTGGTCCCTGCATGCCCATATTATCTTGCGGTGGTGCTACCCCACTAGATACAGCCTGAACCTGCTGCTGCAATGTGGATGCAACAACCTGCGACTGCAACTCTTCTTGAATAGCTACATGCTGGTCAACAAGTCCATAGCGTTCAAAGCCAAGTTCCTGTTCGATCATACGTGCAATCTTCCAGCCACTGACATGAACTGCAACAGACGGGATACCCTGTATCATATTCAGCATACCTTGAAGTTCTTGGATACGCTTGTTCCGTGCTGCAAAGTGCTTAGAACCTACTGCCTTGAAGATGCCATCAGCAACCACATCGTCTCTGGTGAACTCAAGCAGTTCTAATGCGCCGGTATCATCATTGAATGTTCTGGCAATGTCTACCGGGTCCATGTTCCGCACCCCAATCTCAAACATTAATTGAAGGGCGCGTTCAATACCAAAGGACTCAAAATGGTTGATACGGTCATTGAACAATCGCTCTGCGCCTTGCTGCAGGACACCAACCTCAAATGCAGTCTTCTCACCCGGCGTTCTGAATCCTGCCATTTCTCTGGGAGAGCCTGCCATTTCTTCCATCAAATTAAAATAGTTTGCAATCTCTGAATTTGTTTGAAGTACACTGGCATCTGGTTTAAGAACCGTGACACTGCCGCCTTCAGGTAAGTACAGCCGGGCACCCGGCCCCCATTCAAACGATCCTGCATCTATCTCATCCCCGATAATAGCCAAGGCAGGATGCACAATCTGATCGAATGTATCGGCCTTAAGATTCTCAAGATGATCTACCCGGTATTGCATGCCAACCAGATTATCCATTGGTCCTTGACCATACAGGTTATCCGGCACACTGCGCCAGCCTACATGGATAAAGGGTTTCTTGCCAGACCAGCTAGGATTGGGCGATCTGCGCAATTCCCACATACGATCAGCAATAGTGACCACATAGTTTTCAAGGACTTCGCCCTCATCCTCAAGATAAACATCACCCCAAAATTCTAAGACCTCAACGTATTGAGATCTAAGATAGTCGGCAAACAGATCGAAACCATCAATCTGTAAACCACTCTCTTTGATGAAGTCAATCCAATCGTCAGGTGCTCCCTGCCCACGAAACTTCTTGATATTCTCAATGGCTTCTGGGTCATAAGGGATTGAAGGATGCCGATCATTATGGCGAATGATATCTACAATCGGAACCCACTTACGATAGATAAACAAACTATCATCAAAGGATGCTGCCCGAGGATCAATTACTACATCAAGTGGGCTAATCCTAAATAGTTTTGGACCAACAAATGTTTCAAGATTCTCTTCAGTAACTAAGGATTTAACTGTCTGTCGAGTGTATTGAATACCACCAAAGCAGTTCCCATAATAAATCCAGTCACGCACCAGCTTCTCAAGATCGTCTCGGAACCCGCCCATACGAAGCTTCGTCCGCAGCCAGCGTTCAATCAGCTGTGCCTTGTTGTGGGATTTCTCATCTGCACCCTCAAAACGAAACCACTCTTCATCAGACAGCATTGCAGACATATAGAATGCCTGTAGATTATCTGAGATCTGTGTCAGTTTTGGGATAGTTGTTTTATTTTTCCAAGGTAAACTCTGTCCAACTTCAGTATCATCTGTGGTTGTCTGAGATAGATAAGCACGGACTTCTCGACTGTTCTCAAGCCACCGCATCTTTTCCATATTCAGGCTTGTCCACATTTCGTCAATAAGCTGGACGGATCGCTTTCTAAAATCTAGATCTGTGGCTACAAGAACACTCATTACCTTTTACGGATCTCCGTTTTTCTTCCGGTTAACTCATTAATAATCTGTCTTGCACCAGCAGCACCCATGGCTTTAGTAAGCATTCGACCCCGCCAAAGTTTTGCCTGTTCCTCTTCTTTATCTGTGTCGGCAGCCTTTAAGCGTTTGCGCGCTTCCTTTCGTACAAGGTTCTCGGCCTCTTGCCGTGCCCTTGCATTTCCTTGTTCTCTTAACACTGCAGCAGTTTGTGCCATATTATGCAACTCCACCAAATTTTCGATTATAGGTAATAGGCGCAGCAGCCTTTTCAGTTAGGTGCGTCGTATTTACAGGGGCTACAGCAATCTCAACTGCCGAGGATAGAACGTCAGCAATATCATCATGGGCTGCTTTATCAGAAGATAACTCATATTCTAGAATCTCCCAAAAGCCACCACGTCTATGCAGCATTCGCTGGTCTGCGTATATTGGTTCAAGATTAGTATTGATGCGCACACGCTTCTCCGTGGTTAGAGAGGTGACTTTATCAATATGATATCTAATGCCATCCCGCTTATTATCAGCTTTGATCTGCTCAACTACCAGATTCTGCTGCCCCGTTGCTTCTGCCCGAAGTTTCTTCCAAAACCATTTGGAATAGAGACGCTTAAGATGTGTCTGCATTTCACTGATCTTATCTGTTTTGAACCGATCAATGTCCAAGACATAATAATTTTGGAATCCATCGACTCCCAATACAACAATTGAAGTATAGTCCGATCGTTTGTTAATGGTAGCTGCAAAGTCAATTGCCGCATATACGTTGAGTCGGTTCCCGTTATAATACCAGTAGGCACCTCGAAAGCTGAGTCTAGATTCATCATAGTATTCAAACCCTTCGATTCGTTTGGTTTCTGGATCGGTAGGGTCATTGTAATACTGACTATAGAACCCCGACAGGTTACTCCTATATTTTGCTTTCTTAGATGCAAGAACCTTAAAATCAAATCCGAACCACTTCCCATCGTCACGTTGTTGCCGGGGCCATAGGAACTGTCCGTCTACCTCAACTACCTTTTGAGATACAGTGAAAAGTGGAACTGTATCAATAACCTCTCCACGTTCATTATAAACGTCTTCAGTCATTTCCATCATTTCACTATACAAATCTTTTGGATGATATCGTGTACCGACTGCCTTAGTCATACCTGCATCATTAATGATTGATGCCAGATAACTGAACCAGTTGGAGACTTGCTTTCTGGATGTAAGTGTTTCGCTATTGTCTTGATCTACAAGGTCATCTAGAAGAACGATATCATAGTGTTGACCCGTTGCAGTACCACCAATACCAATGGCACGAACAGTCATATCTCGGATAGCCTCTTCAAATCTCTTGGGATGATCCACTGCAATACGATCCTCAGTCCATTTGGTTCTCTCCATCAGACTTTGCTTGATTAACTCTGGCCAGTATTTATGTACGATATCTGAATCTAAGATCATCTTGATATAGGACAACTGCAACTTTGCCAAGTCTGCGGTAGCACTGGCGTATAGCATTGTAATATCAGGATGATTAACAATATACCACGATGCCCAGATTGCAGCAGCTGTTGACTTCTGATGAGCACGAGGCCAAAGGATAAGTTGATTTGGATCTTCTTGGCACATATAGCGCATCAGGTCTTTATGACAGTGCGCGAATACTCGCTTAGGCACAACCAGTGCAGCGAATGCACCAAGATCAGCCATAGCGATTTCTCTTACCTCAAGCTGTGCAGCAGTTAGATCCCCATCTGCGTATAGGGCATTAGTCTGTTTCCTCTTGGCAGATTTCATCCATCACATCCTTATTGGTTGATAGCAGCTGCTTTAGTTCTTTCAAGTTCTGCTTGCTCTTCGCTCTCTTGTTTTGCAAGCATTCGTGTCTCTTGTTTGATTTGCGATTTAGAGGGTCTACCTCTACGTGGCGATTTTTCTTGAGATCTCTTTTCATCAGTCTGCTCAATAATCCATTTGGCTGCGGCTAGTGCTTGCGGAGAAGTACCACTAGACAAATTAAGGATTCTCAAAAACGAATCCGACTGAAGTTTAGCCTTGAGTTCTGTAACCCAATGCCTAATAGTTCGGCGGAATAATGCAGAGTCAGCCTTTAATCTTTGCCACTCATCCCAAGATCCCACCAGCTGAATTGCTGCAGCATACTCATAGATATCTGCAGTCTCAAAGAATACTGTTCTGAAGTTATCCCAGTCATAGGGACCGTCCTCATCAAACAATGCAGTGCTTGGTCTACGGCCGGGCGTATCCCCCAAGATAGTGTAGATCTCACTTCGCTGCTTTCTTGGCTGGACCGGCTTAGACATTATTTCATCATCTCCTTCATCATTTTATCCATCTCTTTCCTACGCTTTTTAGCAGCCTCAGCTGCCTTGCGAGCCAACCCAGATCCCAACATCTTTGGAGAGGGCCGTTTGATTTTCTTCGCCTGTTCTGCTTTAGTATGCTTGGGCATAACAATCCTTATCGAGAATTAACTGAATAAACTATTGCAGAGCCGTTTGTTCCACTAATGTCCACATACACACCATTATCGAATACGACAGGTAAATGCGCAATACCCCCGGTTCGATCTGTGCCTAAGATGGACAACTTATACAGTATCTTACCACTGGCCTCAGTTGCATTATCATAAACAGTTACAACAACATCATTAGTGCCATCTGTCAATATAATACAAGCAGCCAGTATTCCTCTACCTGCTACAACTGGAGTGCTTTCCAGAAGTAAATCACTAGAATCAAAAACTGTAACTGGTCTTCCATTAATAAAGAATATGGAAGACTCAGTAAGATTGTTGTTATTCATTATGCTTCAGCGTTAAAGGTGGCCTCATACGTGAACTGAATAGAGTCGCCGTTGTCTACTGTAATTGTACCAAACACAGAACGATCCAGCATTGTACCTGTAGTATTTGCACTGAACAGGCCGTGCTCTGTAATAGAAAATGAGGATGAGTATGCAATGGTGCCCACACTACGATAGATGTTTGCTGATGCACCCTCAACCTGAGTTCCATCAGTACGCGAAGCTACCTCAGTAACCAATTCAGTTTGTGTGTTAGCTTCAGCAGTTGCCCCCGTTCCACTGGCATGCCAACTGAACGCATCCATCGGAAATGAGGCAGAGTCTTGAAGAGCATCCACAATATAGTCTCGGAAAGCGGTTGTAATCTTACGTACAGAAACAAGACCCTTATCCTCAACAGTGCCATTAGCACGAATGACTTTGATGCCAAGCATACCCCACACTTCAGTAAGCTCACCCCTTTGTGTGAAGCCCATGGCATCTTGTGCATTTTTCATGGTGACTTGTCTGCCCCGTGGAACCTTGCCCTTACGAAGTTTCCTCCCCAAGTTCCAGCATTTAATTTTCTGGATAATGTTTAGCTGTACTTCACCGTTTTCATTTCGCTTCATAGTACCTCACCTATTGAATGAATTTTCGGAAACAAGATCCAATTATTTTCAGAACCTTTTGTTTCCCTGTTTTGATTGCTCCGACTATGCCAGTGATGGCACCCATGATACCGGATACAGCTTGTATGAGCAATACGCTTGGGGTTACTGTTCCTGTAGGTTCAGGATTATCACCACCAACTATCTTACTTATGAATTTTGATATCACACCCGTCGATGCAGGCATGTTTCCTGTCAGCGTCGCAGGCATAATCAACTTGGTTACGCTGCCGGTAATTGCTCCGAAGACACCAGACACTGCCTGACCAAATTGTTGTGCAGCCAATTGTGCATCAAGTATGCCAGCCATGTTACCCATAATGCCGGCAATAGAAGCCACGAAAGATAGGCTGGCTGTGGTTATTCCAGATGCTTCAGGCATATCCCCTGACACAAGTTTGTTGGTATTTTTGGTCAACGTACCTGCGCTACTTCCAAAGGTTCCTGCCACACCCTTACCGATTAACTTTGTGATTGCTCCCGCAGCGGCGGGTAGGATTCCTGATGGAGATAGAGAGATTAGTTTGTTGACTGCACCTGTAATCGCCCCGGTCACACCTGATAGGGTTTGTGTAAACGTCAGGGATGCCCCAACTGTGCCAGTGGTAGAAGGCATACTACCATCTAGGACTGTCTGAGTTTGTTTGAGAACCACACCAGAGGATGTTGGCATATCACCAGCCATACCCTTAGAAATTAATTTAACTAGCGTACCAGAAGAGGCAGGCATGCTACCTTCTACCAGTTCACCAAAAGTTGTGATTGTGGTGGCTGTGCCACTGGAAGCAGGCATTAATCCTGCTACAGATTGTTCAAAGGTAGTACCCGTTTCATCAACAATGGCTTCCCATTGTATTGCCCCAAAATCAACGGTGTTACGGGCACCGGGACCACCACCTGTCTTAGTGGCTGTAATTTCTACCTTGAAATTTGCAGGATTAGTAAGATCATCTGCATCGAAGGGAATATTAAATATAGTTTCCCCGGTGGGGACATTATTTGGAGAACCAGCACTCGCAATGGCTTCCTGTGTGACTGTATCAATAATCTCAATATCTACCCGAGGTGTCCCGCTTTGGCCTTCATCAAATTGCCGAACAAGTACCTGCATTGTTTGTAAATCTGTACCACCTGTCAGCGTTCCAACAGGAGTGGGAAAAGTTACACTTAGGAAGGGTGCAACATTATTATTATCTGCAACTATCCAGTTTGCGTCCGGGGAGTCAGGATCATCTTGAACATAGGTAACATCATTAGGTGAGCAATCTGTGATTGTCAGTATCACATCAGGAGCTAGATTTTCTTGAGCCATAAAACCCTCAAAGTGTTTTCTTGATCCATAAAATCCTCAAAAAAATTTAAGCAGGGCTTGTTCCCTACTCTATTATTGTACCATGAAGCAGTAGCAAAATGCAAGAGAAATCTACAGGGAGACCCAAAATTTATTTTGCTTCTGCAAACAGAC